TTTCACTGTACTGGCTCTGGTAGCCCTCACTGCTCAAGATCTCTTTGCCTTCGACTTCACGGGCAGAGCGGGGTACTACACGACAGTTACAGCCAAACTGCGAAGGTGGATAGGCATAAGTCCAGAACGGATCGTCAGCACGTAAAACCGTACCATTCCAAGCCTTATGCACCTCACGATAGTTGACCATGGTGACATGGCGATATTCCCAGTACGGACGTGTAGCAGTGGCTTCCAGCATAGCCTTATAACGTCCAGCGCTATAAGAGGCTCGCATATTGGTATGGTAGATTGTGCGCAATCGACGTGGCGATCCGAGCTGCACTTGCTGTTCCTGGCCTTCAGGATTAATGACCGTCTTTTTGCCCCACCAGCCTTTTTGGCGCAGCAGTGGTTCAATATCAGCTTTCCACTGATCCAGGCTTTGACCTTTTTCTAATGCGGTAATGAGCGACTGTCGAATGTCCTGCAGCAGATCCAGCTTAGCGACTTTAGCTACGGTAAATGCACGGCTATGGGCATCATCCAGGGTCTGGTGCCAGTCCCAGCCAATCTTATAGCCCTTGCTTTGCAGGTAATCGATGGCTTCAGCTGGAGGACGATCAAACAGGGCATTCAGTTCAGGACGGTGAGGAGTCGGCATAACTTACATCTCACTCTGAGCACTTAAACGGCCAAGCACATCACAGGCAAAAATGATCTGGGTCAGCTTTTCCTGTAGCGCTGGTTCATCATCCTGCGGATGCAGCTGGGACAGAACTGCCAGCACCCGTTCTTCATTTTCACCCGCTTGAACACGGGCAATCAGGTTATCCATCCAGGCATGTGCAATAGCCTCCGCACCCTGACTTTCCAGATTTAAACGCAGACTCATGGCCTGATCTTCAAGTGGCACCTGCACAGCATTCGCTGCCAGGCTTTGCCCGATCAGCTGCGGTTGATAGGTATTGGCGGCCAGTACTGGGGCAGGGCTGTTTTGTTTCGTTAGAATTGGCTCATTGCCTTCAGGCATTGGAATGCCAGTCCGTTCATGTGCCCAGCGTAGCGGGATCTGCATGCCATTTTCTACCAGTGAATCCAAAGATTCGCTAAACTCTTTTAAGTCTTCAGTTTCGGTCAGGTCAAAATAGAACTCAGGGTAGCGGTCAGGTGTAATATTTGGATAGTTTAGCCGCATCAAGTGGTTGATGAGTGTGTCATTCAGTGAGCGGGCCAACTGCTTTGCATCAGATTCTTTAATCTTTTCAAATCCATTTTCATGGGTTTTGCTTTGTGCATTGGTGCTGGTCTTGCCATCAGCTTGACTCAGCAACGTACCACCGACAATGATTTTAGATTGGGTTTGCTCACACCATTTGATCAGGGCCATATGGTTATCAGTGTCACCATTGGCAGCATTTTCAAATTCAATTTCCATGCCTTTAGGAATGATGCCACCGGCATTACGGCCGATACTCATCACTGCCCGTAACAGGGTCATTTTTTCCTGATCTGTGGCACCTTCCGGATATTTACCCAGGCGAATAGGCAGGCCATAAATTTCCAGAAATTCCATGATGTCTCGGATGCCATAGTTCTTAAACAGGAATGGCCAGGACAGAACACGGTGCAGGCCAGTGCGGGCAATATAGCCTGACTTTGCTTTATGCCGGTGGATCACCCAGCCAAAGTCCCAAAAATCAGCCCCATTCATTGAACCATCATTCAGACGTAGCTCATTGCGGTTATGCTGCGGAGTCATAAACTCCCGTGCCAGGTGATGCTCAAATGATTCAGGCAACCAGATATTTCCCAGGCGATGCCATTTGATTTCCTGACAGCTATATCCGTGACCGATTGCGTCCAAGGCATCAAACAGAAACATCTCAAAATCTTTGATGTCATCAATCCATTCGGCTACTTCAGCAGCAATTTTCTTTTCCTGTTCTGAAGCGTTCTTGGGTGCACGTACATTCCAGTCTAGGCTATTCACTGATTGTTTACGTTTAGTCAGTTCACTAAAAATATGCCCGTCGCGTTCTTCCATGTCTGCGCCCAGATCCGCCAGAGCAGTGAGGTTGCCTTGTTCAGCTCCTACAAGCAGCTGATGCAAACGTGCAGGCGTTAGGCCAACGACAGGATGCTCTTGCCACTGTGAGCCATACCATGCAATAGACGAAGTTTGAGAAGTTTCTAACGCTGCTCGATCCTGTTTTCTAGATTTATCTTTCTTAGCCATAATAAAAAAGCACAATTCGTGGATTGTGCTTAGTTTGAATCGCATTGGCTATAAATGGATGTGGAAGTACTTCCTAATAGATTTCGTACTGCTTACGCCCATTAACGTCTTTAAGCGTGATACCGGCACCATTACTTAGTGCAGTGAATTTCACATTCTGATTAATCGCATTTTCTACAGTACTTGAATCATTCAGTCTCAAAGCCATACGCTTCAATACTTGTACATTATCAGGTGTCATCGGCTGGGCGATACTGACAATCATACCTTTGGCAATCAGGCCCTGATCACTTTCTTCCCAGAACACCACTGAGTTAAAGCTGCCATCATCATTACTGATCAGCTGGTCTGTTTCATGACCTTCAGTCTGGGTATCTACCTTAAAATTGGTCCGTTCGTTGATCACTTCTTTTATAAATAATTCGGGTGAATTAAGTTCTGACTTGACCAGTGAACCGACCAGCTTGGATGGATGTGCTTCCATGCTATGTTCGTCGGCACTGTTATTGGGATCTGACTTGGTACAAGCGACCAGTCCAAAGTTTAGCGATAACCCCAGAATGACCAGTAGTAATCTATAGTTTTTCATGATATTCCTGATTTATATTTTATTTAAGCCTAGACCATAAGGTGCGTATTTTAAAGCCAATACTCAATATAATGAAATCATGAATCAGATGTAAAAAAGGAAATTATGAAATTTATAAAAGAGAACTGGCATTGGGGAGTCACATTCGTCTGGATCGGCTTTGTTATATATCTGTGGCGATGGTCTGGTATTGATCAACCTAAAGAGTTAAATGGTGTAGGTGATTTTCTGGCGGGAGCTTTCGCGCCTTTGGCTTTTTTTTGGCTGGTTCGTGGTTTCTATCAGCAAGGTGAGGGATTAAGGCAAAACTCGATTGCTTTAAGTATGCAAGCAGATGAATTGAAAACCAGTAGTAAAGCATTATTGATGCAGGTCGAAGAGATGCAGGCATCAGTCGATCAACAAAAACAAATGGCAGAACTACAGCAGATGGAAAT